TCTGAACGTCTGCTTACTCCGGAGTTCATACGGGTGGTTCTGTTATATTTGTCCTCATTGGAATAAGAACGTTTTTCTATTTTATTCGAGCCATTATATATCTCAGAGCCACGTTTTTCAAGTGGTAATATCGTAACGTTAGAGTATCTCCTTGTATCAAGGATAGAATTTTCGTTAAGATGAAGCCCGGCAAGAGCTATCATAAAGGCATCTAGGTCATGGTCACCAATCTCGTGATTTTTAGCCTCGTATGTTTCACGACCATTTGAAGAGCGACCTTTTATGATGTAGTTTTTCATTTGCTCTACAATAGGGTCAGCAAGTGAATTGCCAAATGCTAATGACCTCGTTTCTAGGGCACGTTTTGTTGTCTCTACGATAAAGTTCTTAAAGTATTTCTTACGAATCTCTCCGGTCATCACATCTTTTAATTCTAATGTAGATGCGAAGTTTACTGCTGTTACGTTTCTTAGCAGTAAGTCAGGATGGTCCATTGGGATTTTACCAAAGCCATTAACTGCAACAAGTTTTAATTGCTGAACGTTTGCTTCTCCAAAGCCTTCGTCTACATAGATATAATCCGGCCTGTAGAGCCTATTAAGCTCGACAATCTTTTCAACTGCTGCAACCTGTGTCCATCCTTCTCTTCTAACATTAGATAAGTTTGCGATAAATACATGTTTTTCGACTTTATCGTAAGCGATAATACAGATTCTTGTACCAACCTTATCCGCGTTCCAGTCACATCCTAGCGAAAGAATATATCTTTCTCTATTGTGGATTACATCGTTCAGATTCCTAATCGGCTCTATGGTTCTACTTTGATTGACTAGGTCTATATCAAATACAGAGTTATCGGAAATCCCGAATTCTGACATGATTTCTTGAATGTATGCCATCATGGATAATGAGTTTCTGAACTCTTTATCCATATCATCATTGTAGTGTGGGATACAGAATGACGGGAAGTGAAACTCCTTGTAGTCTTTTGAGTTTGAAAACTTGTACAATAGGCCCTCGCCCATTGGTGTTGATGTACAAATGATTTCTGTGTTCGGTTTATCCATCAGGATTGCGGTAATGGAGTCGAACGCTTCCTGAGTTAAGAAGTCCGCCTCGTCAATAATGATTAAGTGTGCACCTTGGCCACGGACAGCGTTTGCGTTATCGTTGCCGGCTGTAAAGGCCTTGAATGTAGAGCCGTTCCTCATCTGGATTTCTTGATAAGGAGAAGTTACGGAGCGTTCTACTAGCTCGTCCCATGTTCCTATTGTAGCACCAAGTGAGCGAAGGATTTTCTTGACTATAAGTGTCAGTTCTTTTGCTTGAGACAGGAACGGTGTTACAACAAGGATTTGGTAGTTTGTGTTTTGAACAAGCCTATTCGCTATATCAATGGCAAGGCCGTACGATTTACCTGAACGTCGTCCGCATCTAATTGCCTTTTTAGACGCGGAGCAGGTTAGAATCATAGATTGGTACCATCTTGGAATATACAGCCTTTTATTTGGGTCCGTTTGAAGTATATCGATATTCTTTTCTGCCCAATATACGGGACTTATAGCCTGTTTGACTTCTTCAACCTCTTCTTTGTTTAGCTGTGCAACTATCTCTGGGTCAACTACACTTATGTCTTTTGGTCCGGAACATTTTATTGTTATTTTGCCGTACTTGCGGATTTGTTCTTTTTGGCAATTACTGCACATATTTTTAATGTCTGTGTCGTAATTCTTATGCTTTAGATACTCTCTCCACGGCATCTCGTACAGTTGGATTAAGGACGACGTGGGGGTTCTGTTATCGTCTTCAGGAATATCTTTACGAATGTAGTCGTTATTTAGATTTTGCTCTTCCATACTAATAGATTCCCTTCAGGATGGCGGCTTCATTACCTAGGATGTATCCTTTGTCATTTAGTGAGGACTTGGATAGTTTCGCAAAGGCCCTCTGTCTGCTTGTAGCTAACTGTGCTGTATTGACAGATGTTGATGCTGCCCCTGGGGAGAATAAAGATTGTCTCATTTTAATAATGTTGTTATCTCTATCGGCCATTGTTTTAGCAACATTGATTATGCTGTCTGTTGCTAACATTAGGCCCGCGCCTGTTACAAGTCCTCCAACAGAACCTGCTGTGAGTTTTGCAGCACCTCTGATTCTACCTGCTGCACCTAGTGCTTTTCCAGCCTCTCCGATACCAACTTTGCCGACTTTTGGTACGGCTTTCAATAGGGATGTGCCTGCATGTGTCAGTTCTTTGCCTACCCTGAATCCGTATGTTCCTGCCGCCGCAGAAAGTGCCATTCCTGCTATTGATGTAGCTGCGTTGTCTGTTAGTGTAGACTCTTTATTTCCCAGAATGTAATCAGATGCTTCTGATAATGCAAATGCTCCGCCCATTACCGGTGCAAGACCTGTGAATAGCTTATCTGACATCTTGGTTGCAGATGAGGAGATAATTGACTTTTGATGTCTTGTCATTAAGCCTATGGAGTTCATAAGGTCATCACGGAGACCGTATCCCATTGCAAATTTTGATGCTCTACCAAGGTGGTCTGTCATACCTGCTGTTGCAAATGATTCAAAACTATTGAACGCATACATGTTATTAATTCCGCCGCCCCTTACTGGTTGGGTAGAATTGAATTTATCGGAGCCTGGCATGGCTCCGAAGATTCTTTCTGCTGCAGTTCTGTTTCTTGAGTTTGTTATTGCTTCTGCTTTTAGTGCAGTGCCAATAGAGCCTTTACTTAAAGGGTCTGTCTCTCTGAGCGTTTTTCTTACATCTCTGTAGGCTTTACCATTAACAGATGTATATATGTCTTCTGACCACTGTGGCTTGATGTTTTCGTTTGCAAGGCTGTCTTCAAAGAGCCTTCTTGATGTCTTTGCGGCATGTCTGCTTCTTGAGTTCAGGCCTGTAAAAAGGCCGTCTTTTGATTCTAGGCCTATTTGTTCCCATAGTTCGTTTCTGTTAATACTCATGAGCCCTTCTCGCTTCGTTGTATTGTGCCTCTGCATATCCTGCAGGAATTACCATTGAGTAGTCCAATGCGGAGAATCTGTTAAATGTAGGGTCGTTATACTGTTTGAAGTTTAGGCGTTCTTGTCTTTCTCTTAGCTGCTTAACCCTTAGGTTATCATCAAATGAGTCACCCATAAGGTATAGTAGTCCGCCAGCTGCTGCAAGTCCTATTGCCGGGATGCCGACTTTATGATTCTCTGGAAGGATGGACTGAAGAATCTCGTTGCTGCTTCTTACCTTATTGTAGGTGTCTTCTGCTATTTGAGGAATTGACCTTTGTGTTCCCTGAGAGATGTTTACCTGCCTTAGTCTTGCAAGCTCTTCTGTTGTCACCCTTTCGTCAGAGATGACCTTATTCATAATCTCGGCGTTACCCTTGACTCTTAGGCTCTCGTTTGCAAAAGCATGTTCATTTCTGAGCAAATCCTGTGCAACTTCTATATTACCTTCTGCGGATGAAATGATTTCTTCCAGTTTCTTTTGTGCAGAAGTTCCGCTATAACGACTATTTATCATTGCTACGAAATTAGCGAATCCTCTGTCGTTGGAGATATTCCTATTGTATCTTGGAACTTTTATGTTGCCAGATTCACCTGTTAGCGTGTTGATATACGGAACTACGGCTGTATCGACAAGTTCCTTTGAATCCCATTTTCCAGATTCTTTAAACTTTTCTATGTTTGATAGAACGGATTTCATTGCCTGCATTTCTCTGACCGTTCCGGAAGCTGTCTTCATTTTGTTGAAGATTCCGGTTGTTTCATCAGAGATTTGACCTGCAATCATCTCATCTCTCATGCCTATCAGCTTATCAAAGATTCTTATTTGCTGTCTGGCATCTGACAGTGCACCGTGGACCTCTTCCTCTCCTAAAAACAGCTTTGCTAGGAATTCTACATTATGGCCCATTTCGGAGTATATCTCTGGGATATGGCCTTGTGCTGCTGCCTTTGTGAAGGTTGCTTTTGTGAAATCCATTAAGTCTGCCGCATACAGTTTTGGAAGTCCACCGTGATTGGCTCTCTGTGCCTCGTATTTGGCCACAGATGCGTCAACGGACTCGTAGGCTGCCATTACCTTATCCATGGCCTTATCGAGCTCCTGGAGTGTTCTAGCGTCCTTAGCTTCGGCCTTTGCTTTTGTGACAGATGAGGGAGTGTATAATTTAGTGTTGCCATCGGGAGATTGTTCTAGCAATCTCTCTATGAATTTTGAATCTGAAGAACCTTCCAATGCGGAAAAGAATGACCTTTCAAATCCTAGGTTTTGGACTAGGACCATTCCGGACTTACCAAAGGCAAAGGAGTCATCCATGTGTTTTAGGATGTTCCTATCGGTTGCATCGAATTCTAGCATATTGGAAGTAGCCTTCTTGCCGCCTGATACGTAGGAGGCCCATTCAGTACTGCCTGCGTAGAATTTGTTTCCGCTTAGTATATCAGATTCTGAAGAGAGTTGTTCTTTGCTTGGCTTAAAGATAGCCTCTGTTCCGGAGTCTCTTGTTGCTATACCGATAGACCATATTCTTGCTTTATGTTTATTTTCAACAACGCCTCTCTTTACACTTTTTAGGTATGAGTCAGGACTCGTTGATGTCGTTTCAAAGTCAAGGGACATGACGTTGCCGAATTTATTCATTTCATTCTTTCCAGAAGTTTTCTATAGTCGCCCGATTTCTCGAAGATGTCTTTTTCTGTTATGAACCTATATTTAACATTAAGGTTGTTATCATTTATGTACGCAACTGTTGCTCTTGCTTTTAGCTGAACATTGACCGCCCTTAATGCTGATGATGGTTTTATTTCGCAGAGTTCCATCTCTCCTGTTGTGTACAATACAAGGACATCTGGAATATAGATTCTATTAATTCCTGCGTTATCTGTGTACGGAATCTTCATTGGCTCTACTATGTACTTAAGGACACGTGTATCCGTGTCCATTCCTTTGTAGAAAGCGTATTCGTATGAAGACCTGTAGTCAACTGGTTTTCCGGCCTTTTTAGAATAGAATCTTCCAGTCTTGTATTTTTTATCCTTATTGAAGTAGGCGCCATTGTTTTTAATGTGCCTACCTCTAGCCTTCTGCTCTTTTGTAAGCTCGCCCAGATTGGGCTTATGTCTTTTACTTTTGGTCTTTCTTTTTTGAGTTACCATCAATGATATCCCCAACAGAAGGGTCTACGTACTTTCCTCTGGATGAAGCTGTGATTGCGTCCAGTTTGTCTTTTAGAGATGCACTTCCAGACATCATAGCGGCGCCTGATGCCTGGACGGCTATTTTCGCACGTTCTTTTCTTGTAGCCATTAGAGATGTTAATAGTTTATCTCTTCTGGATTTTAATTTGTCTTTGATATTGAGGTATCTTGAGATGTCCTCATTAACAATAGGATTGCCGCTAACATCAAAGCTTGTTATGATGTCCTGGCTGAAGTCCTGATGGGTTAACGAGAGGATTTGTGTAACCCTTCTTTCGTAGAGGTCGATTTCTGCGAGCTCAGCAACCATATGCATTTCCGTCGGGCTGTCTGGCTGGACATTAAATTCTTCGAAGTATTTTTCCGTCTGGTTGCGCAAGAAATCTTGTTCATAAATACACGGTGCCCCAACAGGTGCCTTACCTATGTTATATAGGTGGCAATTATGGACCAATAGGCCCTCTGCAAAGAAGTTTGAATTGTTTCTTACCTGAATATCGTAAACAGGTAATACACCTAACTGCTCTATTGATACGATTGTTGTAAACAGGCAGTCTCCGTAAGTCTCACAGTCGTCGTCAGTACAGAATGAATCTTCGTATACAAGCTTACTGCCGACTGATAGTCCGTCGTCTATGGAAATGAACCGAGGTTTCTTTCCTCGGCCCTTGATGCCGTAGAACTTATGATTTGACGTAGCCTTGATAACATGACCTGCGGAGGTTTCGATTTCATAAACGGGGAAGTCTCCAGTGTAGACCTTGCCGCAAACATAGTCTTCTTCGATTCTTTTAGTGGATGTATTGAAGGAGATAATTTTATCTCCCTCTTTGATTCTATCCAGTCTTACGCCTTTACCATCGTACATGGAAATGATGGAATCTCCGGTTAAGCATGTCTCTTTTACTTTGCATTTGTCTCCACGACAAACCATAGGTGAGTATGCTGAGATACCTCCATCGGAGGACCTTCTTAGGCTTGCACTAAATGACCTAGCTTCGGATTCAGTAAGTACGATATTTTCGTATAACTTGGAATCTAGGGATAT